CCCCCGCGCGCACCGCCGGGGGTTGAATCCGATTTTTGACGGTCCGGCTTTCGGCCTGTCGTCACAGGGGGTGATCGCGTGTCTGGTCCCCCCAAGCAGCCCCTGGAGCTCAAGCGGCTGCGCGGCAACCCCTCCAAGGAGAAGCTGCCCGCCAAGGCGGACACGGTCGCCCTGGAGGCCGCCGAGGACGTTCCCCCGGTGCCGATCACCCTGCAGGTCGCGGGTCGTGCGGTGTGGGAGCGGCTGTGGACTGCTGGCCGTGTGTGGCTGTCCCCGCAGACCGACCTGGACGTGCTCACCCGCCTGTGCGAGTACCACGACGAGCGCGAGGCCATCCGGGCGGAGTTGGCCGACACCGGCTACCTGGTGCCCGGGTCGATGGGGCAGGTGCGCCCCAACCCGCTGATCCGCACCTTGCGGGACCTGGAGTCGGCGATGACCAAGCTCGAGGGTCTGTGCGGGTTCACCCCCTCGGACCGGTCCCGCCTGGGCTACGCCGAGGTCAAGCGCCAGTCCAAGCTCGAGCAGCTCCTGGAGCAGAGGGGTAAGCGTGGTCGCGACGCTGGTTGACGCCTGGCCTCCCCGCTGGCTCACCCCGGTGCCCGAGGCGGACCTGGTCCGCGGCGACGGGGAGTTCGCCGCGGACTTCATCGAGGCGCTGTGCAAGATCACGAAGGAGTCCGTGGCCGGCCCCAGCGGGAGCCCGATGGAGCTCCGGGTGTGGCAGCGCCACCTGCTGGACCACGTCTACGCGCGCCGTCCGGACGGCCGTTACCGGCACCGGCAGGTGTTGGTGGGGGTCGCCCGCAAGAACGGCAAGTCCGCGCTCGGCGCGGGTCTGGCCCTGCACGGGCTGGTGGCGGGCCCGCCGGGCGGGGAGGTGTACTCGTGCGCCGCTGACAAGGAGCAGGCGAGGATCGTGTTCGGGACCGCCCGCCGCATGGTGGAGATGGAACCGGACCTGGCCGAGCACGTCAAGGTGTACAAGGACGTGCTGGAGGTCAAGGCGACCGGGTCGATCTACCGGTGCCTGTCGGCGGAGGCCTTCACCAAGGAGGGCCTGAACCCGACGAAGGTGCTTTTCGATGAGGTCCACGCGCAGCCGAGCAGGGAGTTGTGGGACGTCATGGCGTTGGCCATGGGCGCCCGCCCCGAACCGTTGATGATCGGCATCACCACGGCGGGGGTGCGCTCGGACTCCTCGGGCCAGGACTCGCTGTGCTACGGCATGTACCAGTACGGGAAGCGGGTTGCCACGGGCGAGCTCGCCGACCCCTCGTTCTTCATGGCGTGGTGGGAGCCGCGCGACTCCAAGTCCGACCACCGCTCCACCGACACCTGGCGCGAAGCGAACCCTGGGTTCGCCGACCTGGTCGCCGAGGAGGACTTCGAGTCCGGGGTGCTGAAGACCCTGGAGCCGGAGTGGCGGACCAAGAGGTGTAACCAGTGGGTGTCCTCGGCGCAGTCGTGGCTGCCCGCGGGCACCTGGGAGGCCTGCGCGGACGCCCGCCCGGTCCCGGACGGCGCCGAGGTGGTCCTGGGCTTCGACGGCAGCTTCAGTAACGACTCCACCGCCCTGGTGGTGGTGCAGATCCCCAAGGGCGGCCGCCCACCCCACATCGACGTCGTGGAGTGCTGGGAGAAGTCCCCCGAGGACGGCCAGGACTGGCGGGTGCCGGTGCTGGAGGTGGAGGACGCCATCCGCGCCGCGTGCCGGCGCTGGCAGGTCCGCGAGATCGTGTGCGACCCCGCGCGGTGGGCGCGCACCTACGCGGTCCTGGAGGAGGAGGGGCTCCCCATCGTGGAGTACCCCCAGTCCCCGCAGCGGATGACGCCGGCCACCCAGCGCTTCCAGGAGGCGGTGCTCAACGGCCAACTCACCCACTCGGGTGATGTGCGACTGACCCGCCACATCGACAACTGCACCGTCTACACGGACTTCCGCGGCTCCCGGCTGCGCAAGGACACCAAGAACAGCCCCCGAAAGATCGACCTGGCCATCAGCTCCGTCATGGGCGTGGACCGGGCGTGCGTGTACACGGAGGAAGGGGGCCCGAACCTGTGGTGAACAACCTCCTCCAACTCCTGGGCTTGGCCCTGGTGGCAGTTTTCTGCTGGTTCGTGTGGCCACCGTTGCCGCTGCTGGTGGTGGGCGTGGTGCTCATCGCCGGCGCGGAGGCCCGTGAACTCCGGGCTCGCCGTCAGACCACGAAGGGCGGTGGCGCGTGACCTTGTTCGGTGGCCTGTTCCAGCGCCGCTCCTCCCTGGAGAACCCCTCCCGCCCGCTCACCGACTCCTCCCTGGTGGAGCTGCTCGGCGGCTCGCCCGGCACGACCGGGATCACGGTGACCGAGCGCAACGCGATGCGCATGGCCGCGGTGTGGCGGTGCGTGAAGCTCACCTCCGCGGTGCCTTCGGCGCTGCCCCTGCACATCTACCACCGCTCCGACAAGTCCGCGGCGACCTCGGACCTGATCTCGGACCCGCACCCGGAGATGCCCGCCCTGGAGTTGTGGCGGCTGTCCTACGTCCACAAGGCCCTGTGGGGCAACGCCTACCTGCAGAAGGTCCGCAATCGGGCTGGGCAGGTGGTGGAGCTGTGGCCCATCACCCCGGATCGGATCACTGTTGACCGGGTGGCGGCGCCGGGGCAGACGCCCACGAAGGTTTTCACCATCACCGACGACTGGGGTGTCCTGCATGACCTGACCAGCCGCGACATCCTGCACCTGCCCGGCATGGGCTACGACGGCATCACCGGGGTGTCCCCGATCCGCGCCGCCGGCGAGGCGGTCGGTATGGGCATGGCCGCTGAACGCTTCGGCGGGAAGCTGTTCGGGTCGGGGTCGATGATGTCGGGGATTCTGCAGACCGAGCAGCGCCTGGACAAGGACGCCGCGGACGCCCTGAAGGAACGCTGGAAGGCCAAGGTCGGCGGCCTGGGCAACGCCCACGACATCGCCGTCCTGGACTCGGGAGCCTCGTTCCATTCGGTGACGATGCCCAACAAGGACTCCCAGTTCATCGAGTCCCGCAAGTTTCAGGTCATCGAGGTCGCCCGGTTCTACGGGGTGCCGCTGGTGTTCCTGTTCGAGACGGAGAAGTCCACGTCCTGGGGCACCGGACTGGAACAGCAGGCCCTGGGCTGGGTGCAGTTCGACATGTACCCGGACCTGCTCGCCCCCACCGAGGCCCGCATCAACAAGGAGCTGCTGCAGCCCGAGGGGCTCTACGCCGAGTACTCGGTGGAGGGGCTGCTGCGCGGCGACACCACTGCCCGCAGCCAGTTCTACCGGGTGATGCGCGAGGTGGGCGCCTACTCCGCCAACGACATCCGGCGGTTGGAGAACCGGCCGCCCATCGACGGCGGCGACACCTACCTGCAGCCGGTCAACCTGGCCCCGCTGGGGTCGGACCCCACCCGCACGGATCCGGAACCGCCGGACGACGATGACGATGGGAATGACGAATGAGCCTGACGAGCGCGGGCACGCAGGAGCGGCGTCGGCTGTCGCTGTCGGACGCGTCCGCTGAGATCCGCTCCACCAGAGACGATGACGGTGAGGACGGGGATGCCTCCCCCGAGGAGCGCTTCCACGGCTACGCCGCGAAGTTCAACTCCCGAACCGCGATCGGCAACCCGTTGCGCTGGGGGTTCTACGAACAGATCGCGGACGGGGCGTTCACCAAGACCCTCACTGAGGGCGACGCCCGGATGCTCATCGACCACGACTCCTACTACGTGGTGTCCCGGATCTCCGCGGGCACCCTGGGCCTGGCCCAGGACCGCACCGGCCTGGCCGTGGACAGCGCCATGGACACCGAGCTGTCCTACGTGCGCGACCTCAAGGCCAACCTGCGCAACGGCAACATCACCGGCATGAGCTTCGGCTTCTACGTCGTCAAGGACGACTGGGAGACCGAGGAGGTGGAAACCTCCGACGGCCAAACCGCCGAGGTGGAGGTGCGCACCATCCGCGAGGCCCGCCTCATCGAGGTGTCCGCGGTCACCTTTCCCGCATACGAGGACACTCAGGCGGCGCTGCGCCATGTCGCGACCGCCCTGGTGCACCGCGCAGACCCTGGCGCGATCGAGCGCCGAGCCGTTCACCGTCCCGAACTCCGGGACCTTCTGCAGGTCATCGAACCGCGCGAGCCGGGTGAGCCCACTCGCGCTGACACCACCACGGAGCCGGCCGCTGCCACTCCGCGGCACGTCGACCAGGTCGACCTGGCCATGAGGGGCATGGCCGCACGTTTCCGGCTGCCCCTGAACTGACCCCATTCGACACGGACCCCGACCACGCGGCCGGGGCCGTCGGCATGCCCTGGAGGGCACATGAGCACCACCAACGAAGCAACCCTGGTCGAGCGCCAGAACCGGCTGTGGAACCGCATGCAGGAGATCATGGGCGCGGCCCGCGACGAGGGCCGCGACATGAGCGCGGAGGAGCGCACCAACTGGGACGCCGCCGAGACCGAGCTGAACCAGGTCTCCGGCGACATCGAGCGCATCCAGCGCATGGCCAAGCTCGAGCAGGTGGACCGCTCCCAGCACGTGGTCGCCACCGGCCCCGAGGGCGGGGTCGACGAGGACCGCGACGCCCAGATCTCTGAGGACCAGCGCTACGAGGAGGCGTTCGGCGTCTACCTGCGCGAGGGCATGGGCGGGCTCGCCGTCGAACAGCGCCGCATGCTCGAGCAGGGCCGCAAGGACGCCCGCGCCCAGGGCGTGGGCACCGACTCCGCGGGCGGCTACCTGGTGCCCGAGGGGTTCCGTGGCACCCTCACCGAGTCGCTGCTGGCGTTCGGCGGGCTGATGGGCGACATCGAGGTCATCACGACCTCCACGGGCAACTCGCTGCCGTGGCCCACCAACAACGACACCGGCAACGTGGGCGCGATCCTCGCGGAGAACACCCAGGTCACCGAGCAGGACGTGGCATTCGACGAGAACGAGCTGGGCGCCTACACCTACACCTCCAAGATGGTCCGCGTCAGCCTGCAGCTGCTGCAGGACTCCGCGTTCTCCCTGGAGACGTGGCTGCCCGCCAAGCTCGGTGAGCGCATCGGCCGCGCGATCGCCGCGCACATCGCCACTGGCACCGGAACCGGCCAGCCCACGGGTCTGATCACCGGCGGCACCGTCGGGGTGACGGGGGCGGTGGGGGCCACGGCCGCCATCACCTACGACAACCTCATCGACCTCGAGCACTCGGTGAACTCCGCGTACCGGCCCCGCGCCAAGTACGCCCTGTCCGACCAGTCCCTGAAGCTCATCCGCAAGCTCAAGGACGGCGACGACCGCCCCCTGTGGGTGCCCATCCCCGCCCCGGGCTTCTCGGCGACCATCAACGGCTACTCCTACACCGTCGATGACGCCCTGGCCGCTCCCGCGCCCGGCGCGAAGTCCCTGGTGTTCGGCGACCTGGCGGCCGGTTACGTCGGCCGCCAGGTGCTGGGGGTGCAGCTGATGCAGCTGCGCGAGCGCTACGCCGACTACCTGCAGGTCGGGTTCCTGGCGTTCTCGCGCTGGGACTCCGCCCCCGACGACACCCAGGCCTACCGGGTCTTCCAGCACGGCGCCACTGAGTAACCACCCCCGGGCCGGACCCCGACTGGGGTCCGGCCCCTCGTTCGGAGGGAGACCGACATGGCGCGTGTGCGCATCTTGACCAGCATCTCCACCACCGACGCCAGCTACAGGCGCGGCCAGGAGGCCGACATCGACGACGCCACCGCCCGCTCCTGGGTGGAGGCCGGCATGGCCGCGCCCGTGGGCGACGGCGAGCAGACGCTCGAGGAGACCACCGCACGCCGGGCGGGCCGCACCGGCGCCCGCAAGACCAAGGGCCGGGAGGGGTAGTGCCCGCCCTGTCCCTGGCCGACGCCAAGGCCCAGCTCAACATCGACGCGGACGGCCAGGACGCCGAGCTGGGCGACTACGTCGCCGGCGTCAACGAGGTCGTCGAGTTCTACATCGGCCCCGTAGACGACCGCACCGTCGTGGAGCGCTGGGAGGGCGGCCGCCCCTCTCTGGCTGTGCGGCACCGCCCGGTCGTGGCGCTCACCTCCGTCACCTCCTCCGCCGACAGCACACCTGTGGTGGAGCTGGGAGAGGTGGACGTGGACCACACCCTGGGGGTGCTGCGGCTGCGCTCGGGCGGGTTGTGGCCTGCTGGTCCTCTCCTGGTCACCTACGTGGCCGGGCGGGGCGGTGAGGCTCCCCCGTCGGCGAACATCGCCGCGCGGATGATCATGCAGCACCTGTGGGAGACCCAGCGGGGCGGCGACAGCCGCCGCCCGGACCTGGCTGGCGGGCTGGAGCCCGCACCGGTCGTCTCCGGCGGGTTCACGTTCTCGGTGCCGCGGCGCGCGATCCAGCTCCTGGAGCCGCACTCGACCGGCCCGGCGGTGGCGTGATGGCCGCCTCCACCTCCAGCTACGCCGCCGTGGTCGACGCCCTTCTCGAGCGCATCCCCACCGCCCCCGCTCTGGCGGGTGTGCAGGTCCTGGACGGCCAGCCCACTCGCAACGTGACCTTGGACCCCGACGTGATCGTGGTCGGGTTCTCCACCGACCGGCCCGCCATGGAGATCACCCAGACCCGCCAGAACCAGGCGGACACCCGCGACCGGGAGGAGTACGACCTGGTGTGCCTGGTCTCCTCCTGGCGCGGCAACCCCGGCATGAAAGCGGTCCGCGACCGCTGCACGGAGATGGTCGATGCCATCAGCGGGGTGCTCATCGCAGACCGCCGTCTGGGCGGAGCCTGCCTGAAAGCTCACGTGAGTGTCGCGAACTTCGCCCCGGTGCAGACCGACACGGGCCCCTCGTGCACCGCCGAGGTCCTCATCTCGGTCGTCGCTTTCACCAAACGGTAGGAGGGCCCCGTGTCGGAGGAACTCGTGCCGCTGGCACGTACCGGCAATGCGATCCGCCGTCTCATCGCCCAGCACGGGCGCTTCCCCGAGGACCTGCGCAAACGGCTGCCGCCGAAGATGCGCCAAGTGTCGCAGCCGCTGCTCATGGATGCCCGACGCCGGGCGTCGTGGTCCAAGCGCATCCCTGCGGCGCTGCGCATCGCCACCTCGTTCACCCGCCGCCAGGCCGGTGTGTCGCTGGTTGCGAACCGGACCAAGGCCCCGCACGCCCGCGTCTACGAGGGCATCCGCGGCAACGCCGACTTCCGGCACCCGGTGTTCCCGCGGTTCGGCCGCCGGGAGGTGTGGGTGGAGCAGCGCACCCGGCCGTTCGCGCAACCCGCAGCGGACCTGCACGGCGCCAGTGCCGTGCGTGCCGTCAACGAAGCAGTCGACGAGGCCGCACATGCGGCCGGATACGGAAAGTAGAGGACCCCATGGCCCGCCAGAGCCACCTGGTGCCGATGCGCCACCCCGACGCGAACCGCACCTACAACGCCCCTCCCAGCTCCGTGCGGTTCTGGGAGAAGCAGGGCTGGAAGATCCTCGGCGACCACCCCGCCCCCACGCCCCCGAGCGAGCCCGAGCCCGCGCGCACCGCCGCGGCGAAGAAGAAGGAGGCCTGACGTGGTCGCCACGCCGATCCCCGCCACCGACAAGTTCATCAACGCAGGCATCACGGTCGTCTACTTCGTCCCGGTCATCGCGGACGTGAAGGTGCCCACCCGCGCCGAGCTGGACGCGGGCACCGACCTGACCGAAGAGGTCATCGCCACGTCCGGGTGGCAGATCTCCAGCGCCGACGTCGCCTTCACCCCGCTGGGCACCACGTTCACTCCGTCCATTCCGGGGCGCACGTCGGTGGAGTCCAGCAGCCTGACCCTGCCCCAGGACATCGAGGGCGAGGACGTGCGCGCCATCATGCCGCGCGGCACCGTCGGCAACGTCGTCATCATGTACGGCGGCGACGTGCCCGACACCCCCATGGACGTGTATCCGGTCCGGGTGTCCTCGGTGGGCAAGACCATCTCCACGGAGGGCACCGAGGTCGCCAGCACCGTGGTGAACTTCTCCATCCCCGCCGAACCGGCCGAGGACGTCGCCATCCCGGCCGCAGCCGGGGGTGGCGGATGACCGACAGCCTGCGCGACCGGCTACTCAACCGCGAGCGGCCGGTCGCCCGCTACCCCTGCCGGGTCGCCCCGGTGGAGGAGACCGAAGCGGCCGAGACGGCCTTCGCTGTCGCACGCAAGGCCGCCATGGCGGTCAGGTCCGACGACGAGAAGGCCGCGGCCGAGGCGAACAAGGCCCTGGCCGCCGCAGCCACCGCGCGCGACGCCTGTTATGAACCCATCCGGTTGCGCGCCCTGGAACCCGACGCGTTCGAGGCACTCCAGGACGCCTACCCGCCGGCCGCCGACGACGCCGAAGCCAAGGCCAAGCAGGCCGCCGACGAGGCGTACCTGCACGCGGTCTTCCTCGCCACCGTCGAGGGCGACCTCACCGAGCAGGAGTGGACGACCTTCGTGCACAAGAACCTGTCCACGGGTGAGCGCAACGACCTGTACAACCTCAGCATCGCCGTGAACGGACGGGTCCGGGCTCTGAACCCGTCAGTCCCAAAAGGCTGAACCGGGACCCGCAGCTACTCCTGGAGTCCGAGGTCGCCCGCTTCTACAAGATCTCCCACAGCGCGTTCCTGGGGTGGTCGAAGCGGGACCGGGACCTGGCCATGTGGCACCACATCCGTGAGGCCCAGACGTGCTCGGGGTGCGGCACCCGGGCGGAGGAGTGGGACCCCGAGAAGGGCGGCTCCAAGGTCGCCTACCTGCCCACCGAGAAGGTGTGCCCCGGCTGTCAGCGCATCTCCGAACGCCAGGCGTTCCTGTCCAAGACCCACCAGCACCTCCCCGGCGGCCTCAAGGTCCACCTGCGCAAACACGAACCCTGAGGGGGTGGTCTGGTGCCGTCCTCCAACCAGCGCGACCTGCGCATCAACCTGTCCGCGAACGCCGCCGGCCTGGAACGGGGGCTGCAGCGCGCCGGTGCGGCGATGGAGAAGTACCAGCGGTCCGTGGAGGACGCCAACAACGCGGTGATGCGCCTGGAGCGAGAGCTCCAGGACGACATGGACCGCACCCTGGCGGAGGTGGAGGAGAACGCCGCCCGCCGCGCGGAGGCCTTCCAGATGGCCGGGCAGGGCATGCTGGTGGCCGGTGCGGCCATCACCGCGGGCCTGGGCATGGCCGCTCGGGCGGCCATCCAGTGGGAGTCGGATTGGGCGGGCGTCACCAAGGTGCTGGACGCCACCCCCGAGCAGACCGAACGCCTGGAGGAGAGCCTGCGGGCCCTGGCCCTGCAGATCCCCGCCACCCACAGCGAGCTGGCGGGGATCGCCGGGGCCGCCGCCCAGTTGGGCATCGAGTCGCAGAACATCATCGCGTTCACCGAGACCGTCGCCGCGATGGGTGTGGCCACCGACATGGTCGCCGAGGAGGCGGCCATGCAGATGGCGCGTTTCTCCGCGATCATGGGCACCCCCCAGGAGTCCGTGGGCCAGCTCGGCGCAGCCATCGTCGAGCTGGGCAACAACAGCGCGGCGACCGAGTCCGAGATCATGACGATGGCGATGCGCATCGCCGGCGCGGGGTCCACGGTCGGCCTCACCGAGGGCGAGGTACTCGGTTTCGCCGCGGCGCTCACCTCCGTGGGCATGGAGGCCGAGGCCGGCGGGTCCGCCGTGTCGCGGGTGCTGTTGTCCATCAACGACGCCGTGTCCTCCGGCGGCGCCGACTTGCAGCAGTTCGCGCAGGTTGCCGGGGTGTCGGCGTCCGCCTACTCCGAGGCCTGGCGCGATGACCCGGCGGTGGCCACCCAGGAGTTCGTGGCCGGCCTGTCGCGGATGCAGTCCGAGGGCGAGAACGTCAACGCCACCCTCGGCCGGCTGGGCCTGGGCGAGATTGTGGTGCGTGACGCCCTGCTGCGCATGGCCGGGGCCTCTGACCTGGTGGGCGAGTCGCTGGAGCGCGGCAACACCGGCTGGGAGGAGAACTCCGCGCTGGTGGAGGAGGCGGCCGCCCGGTACGCGACGACCGAGTCGCAGATCCAACTGGCCCGCAACGCCATCAACGAGACCGGCATCTCGATCGGCGAGACCCTGCTCCCGATCCTGGGGGACGCCGCCTCGCGTATCACCGACTACGGATCCGCGTTCGCCTCACTGGACGAGGGACAGCAGGCGTGGGTCACCAACCTGGGCGGCGGGTCCGCGGCCCTGGCCCTGTTCACCGGAGCGCTGATCACCGCAGGGCCGCGGCTGATCGAGTTCCGCTCCCAGATGCAGGACCTGCAAACCGGCGGGGCGACCCGCCTGCAGCGCAGCCTCGGCGGTGTGGCGTCCTTCCTGACGGGCCCCTACGGTGCGGCGCTCGGCGCCGTCATGGCGATCGGTGCGATCTGGCTGGACCAGAAGGCACAGCAGATCGCCCGCGAGCAGGAGTGGGCGCAGGTCCTCACCGAGACCAACGGCGCCGTCACCGGCGCGACGACCGCGCACGCCGCCCAGCGCCTCCAGGAAGAGGGACTCCTGGACATCTCCCGGGAGCTGGGCATCGAGCAGGGGCGGCTGACCGACGCCCTCCTGCAGAACGGGGAGGCCCGACGCGCCCTGGTCACCCTGTCCGACCTCGCCGCCACCTCCCAGGAAGGGCTGGTCAGCGGCAACTCCGACGAGGCCGCGTCCATCGAGGAGCTCAACGCCGCGGTGGAGACCCTGTTCGGGTCGGGCACCAAGCTCAGCGACTTGAACCAGACCCAGTTGGAGCAGCTCAGCGGCCTGCAGTACAGCGTGAACGGGTTGACCGAGGAGATGGTCGCGGGCCAGGAGGAGATGGAGGCCTCCACCGCTGAGACGCAGAACCAGGCCGCCACGTACCTGACCGCGAGCGAGGCCGCAGACCAGTTCGCGGAGTCCATCAACCGGGTCAACTCCATGATCGCGGAGTCCATCTCGGCGGAGCTGGACTACAACGCCACGCTGCTGCGGGTGACGGAGACGGTCAACGCCAACGCGGGGGCGACCGACCGCTCGACCGAGGCGGGCATCGCCAACCACCGGTCGATCCTGGACCTGATCACCGCGGGTGAGAACGAGACGCGCACGATGATCGCCAACGAGGACTCCACCGAGTCCTTGGAGGCACAGAAGGTCAAGCTCCGCGAGGACCTGGAAACCCTGCGCACCACCGTCGGGCTCACCGACGAGCAGTTCGCCGAGTACGACGAAATGCTCCGCAACGTCGAGTCGGAGATCGACACGGCCATCCGGGTGCGCGCCTCGGGCACCTGGTCCACCCAGTCCGCGTCCAACACCAACCCCAGCGGGGGCAACCCCGCGTTCTACAGCGTGGGCGGCGCGGTGTCCGGGCCCGGCTCGGGCACCTCCGACGACATCGCCGCATACCTGTCCAACGGCGAGCACGTCCTGACCGCTGACGAGGTCAAGATGCTCGGCGGCCAGGAGCGGGTGTACGCGCTGCGCTCCCTGATCCGCCAGGGAGTTTTCCAGTACGAGGAGCCGCGGCAGGCATTTGCCCGCGGTGGGGCGGTTCTGCCCCGGCCGGCGCGGATCGTCCACGACCACGACGAGGACACCCGGGTCAAGATCCAGCGGCTCATCGAGTCCACCACCGCGGGCGCCGCGAACGAGATGGCTCGCTCATGGAAGCGGCACATGGAGTCGGGCGGTTCGGTGGTCTCGGCGTGGCGCTCCCAACTGGGTGTGCCGTACAGCTGGGGCGGCGGCGGCCCGGGCGGACCCGGGGTCGGGTTCGGCCGCGGCGCCGGGATCCGCGGCTTCGACTGCAGCTCGCTCATGCAGTACGGGTGGGCGAAGGCCGGTGTCGCCCTGCCGAGGGTCACCTACTCCCAGATCCACTCCGGCCGCCCCGTCCAGAAGGGCCTAGAACGCCCCGGTGACCTGGTGTTCCCACACACCGGACATGTCGCCGGGTATGTGGGCGGCGGCCGGCTGATCCACGCCCCCTACACGGGTGCGGTCGTCGGCTACCGGCCGATGTACCCCAACCCGATCGCGATCCGCCGCCCCGGGAGGTTCGACACCGGCGGGCTACTCCGCCACGGCCAGGTCGGCGAGAACATGTCCGGGCGCCCCGAACGGGTTCTCAGTCCCCGTCAGACCGATTCCTTTGAGCGGCTGGTGGGGTTGCTGTCCGGGGTGAGCGTCCCGGCCGCCCAGTCCGTGGACGGCGCCGGCGGCGACGTCTACTACACGGTCAACCACGTGCCGGGCTTCACCACCGAGCGCGACCTGCAGCGCGCCGAGGAACACCGTCAGCAGCGCGTGCGCGCGGGCCGGAGGAGGTGACGCTGTGCCTTTGATCATCGTCGCCCCGCCGGTCCCGCCGGTCCCGCCGAAGGTGTGGCCCAAGGTGCCGGTGCCGCCGGGCAAGCGGATCGTGTGGGTGTCGCCGGAGGGGCAGGAGTTCGCCCTCACCGACGGCGACTCCTACACGTCCGTGACCGGCCGGTCGGGGTTCGGGCGGGTCGAACCCGACCTGGTGGCCGAGCCCACCGCGCCGGGGGCGACCCGCCTGGCCGACTACCGGGACTCGCCTCGGCTGATGCGGATCCCGCTGGTCGTGGCCGGGCAGGACCCCGCGTCGTACCTGGCCGCTCACCGGGCCCTGGTGGCTTCCACCCGGCACCGCCGCCCCGGGCACATCGCCCAGGGGCGGATCCGGGTGGAGCTACCCAGCGGGCAGTGGCGCGACATCGCCGCCGTCTACCACTCCGGCCTGGACCCGCACGAGGACATCCTCGACGACCTCATGTGGTCCCGGCAGGAACACGCCAGCCTGGAGTTCTACGCGCCCGAGCCGCACTTCCTCGGCCCCGAGGAGTCCCTGTCGTGGCGCCTGGCCTCGGACCCCGTCCCCTTCTACCCGCTGTATCCGCTGCGCGTCGCCTCCTCCCAGGTGGGCGGGGCGGCCACAATCACCTCCCCCGGGGACGCCGAGAGCTACCCGGTCTGGGAGGTGACCGGGCCCGGCACCCCGGTCATCACGAACACCGACACGTCCGAGACATGGGCGTTCGGGACGGAGATCCCCGCCGGGGCCACGGTCACCGTGGACTGCCGCCCCCCGTCCGTCGCCCCCGAGACCGGCCTGACCGCCCTGGACAGCGACGGTGTGGACTGGTGGCCCGCCTTCACGGGCTTCCCCACGCTGTGGTCCATCCCCCCGGGGCAGACACGGCTCGCCGCCCAGATGATCGGCGCCACCGGCGACACCCGGATCCGGCTGACCTTCCGCCCCCGATACCTGGCCGGGTGGTGAGGACATGATCCGTGGACTGGAGATCTACTCCCGCGACCCCGACCTCATCCGCCGCGGCCCCCTGCCCTGGGAGAGCGCGTCCCTGACCCTGTCGCACCTGGGTGTGGAGGCGTGGGACCTGACCATGGACGCCTCCGCCCGAGAACGCGTCTCCCCCGGGTGGGGCATCATCGCGACCCTGGACGGCCAGCAGATCCTCACCGGGCCGGTGGAGGACCCCGAGCGGGAGCGCACCTCCGCGAGCTCGCTGGGCTCCATCTCGGTGTCCGGCGCCGGGG